TTGTTGTAAGTAAAAATGTCAACTTGTGTCGTTGTGGTCATCATGTTTTGCAACATGTTGCCAGTCACATTTGTTTCACGACCTGCACCGCCACAAAAGAAGTTTGTGCCTGTTGCAATGGCTGTAATTGGCAAAGTCAGTCGGACATAAGTCCCACCTGTGCCGTTAGTGGTGATGGCAACATCGTATTTGCACATAACAATTTTATTGACTCTTGCGTATCTACAAGTGACTGTGCCGACCGTAGTAATCGTGCCTGTCCCTGCCGTAACGGTAGGTGTCCATGTTTCCCATGCGGCCCCGATCGTGTTAAGCGTGGCACTGGTCAATACCTGCCCGCTGGTTGTTCCTGCTACCCATTGTGTCGCCATAATGTTTCTCCTTTACCAGCCGAGACGACTGGTGTTCAAAATACCTGATTCGTTACTGTCTAAAATAAAGACATCATAAAAAGACGCTGGCGAAAAATAAAAGGTGTAACTAGTTTGTTCCGGCACGCCACTAAAACTGTAACCTTCAGCAACCACATTGGTGGCGGTATCGCTACCAGCGCCAGGTACACGCCAAGTCAAAACTGACGCCGAATCGTGAAAAGTTTGGTAGTTCAATATAAAGTCTCTAATTGCTGTGGTGTTTGCTGTGGCGTCGTCAAAGTCAACTTCAAAACGCAAGGTTGTAGGGTCGCCTTGGGTGTAACTAATCCACGAAGCCAAGTTTGTCGCTTGAGTGCTGTCAAAGTCTGCTGATTCAAAGTTAAAACCTGCAATACCATTGGCGGTTTGACTGTCAGTGTTGTTAGCAAACACGGGCGCTAATGCTGTGCCAGCAGGGTCATTGCGGCTAACAGTAACTTGATTTCTAAAATTGTTTAAAGCGTTAATTCGACGTAACGCTGTGTAGGCAATAGAAGTTGTAGATGATGTTGACCTGTGCAAATTAACTGTGTTGAAATCTAAAATTGTACTACGAGCCATAAAAAATATGCCTGCGGAAGCCGCCACCAAAGTGCCACGTTCAGTGTTATTTAACAAATTGAGACGGTTTAAAATAGTGCCGTTGTACAGAGTCACGGCTTGCGCTGTACTATTACCTTCACCAACTCTATTAACGTCAGGTGTTTTTAAACCTGTAAACGCTTCGTTGGTTCTTTCGGCTTGTCTTGTCGTGTTCTGTTGGCTGTAGCCAGCAAAGTCCTGCAAAGTAAATTTTCCAGCTCTGGTTAATTCGTCTTGGCAAACAATTGTTGCAGTCGACAAACCTGTGTTGCCTGGGTAATCCGAAAAAGTGACGCCTGAAACTGTGCCATAAGCAAACGTGTTGCCAGTACTAAAAACAATTTTTACTTCTAAACCACGGGTAAAGTTAGCGGCTTCGTTTGCCTGATTTTTAATTGTTATTTGGAATGTACCGCCACCGTAGTTATCTAAATAGTTTTGACGGCCAGCGGTACCACTAAACGAAATAACAGAAGTAGTAAAATCTGTGCCAGCAACGCCACGACGAAAAATCCATTGTTCAACTGTCATTGCACAGTCACCGGCAACCTGCCCACGTTTCGATTGTAAGCCTGCAAAGCCCTAACAACTTCGTTTGGGTCTGCGCTAGTCACATTGACAGTAATACCGCCACCGCCACCACCAAAGCCCATACTGCCCAACTTCGACAACGGTATAACTGCCTCAGGGCCGTTGCCTTCACCAATCATCGCCAAGGTCGGGCCTGTGACAATGCCACCTTCGGCAAGCATAGGAATACGGCCAATGTCAGGCGGGTTAACCGTAAAACTTGCACCAAAAGCACTAATTTTAAACTCAACTAATTCGTTAATTTTGTCAATGACGTTACGGTTAATAAAACCGATAATGCCGTTAGCAAACGCTTTGCCAACTTCTAACCCTTTACTGCCCAATCCCTTTAACGCTTCAACTAACGAACTAATTAAAGAAGCACCTAAATTTGTGCCGAGGCTTGCCATAGAAGAAATTAAATCAACAAACAAGCCAGGCAGTTTGGCAATCAGGTCTACAACAAAACGACCTAAACCAAAAACAACTTCAGGCAAAAGTTTTGCAACCCAACCAGTTAAAGCACCAACAAGTTTTACAGCCTGGGCGCCCAACTTCGGTACAGCCTCAGTGACCACCCAGTTAAGGATTGTTAGCAACAAATCGCCTAACGCTTTTAACGCTGGCACAATCTGCGGTTTAATCCAATCAACCAAAGCATTACCCAAAACAATAAGTTTGTTGACAAGTAACGGCAAACCTGTATTAAGAATCCAGTTAGCCAAGTCACCCATCAGTTCAGCCAGGCGCTTTACGGCCGGTGGTGCGGCTTCTTTAATCCAGTTCCAAAGTGCGTCAGCGCCTTTGCCTAAAAGTTTTGCTAATGCTGGCAGGCCCGTGTTTTGTAGCCATTGCCCCAGGTCGTACATCATGTCCAACAATGCCTGTAAGGCTGGTGGGTAAGCGTCTTTGAGCCATGCCGCAAACATTGACACGGCGTCGCCTAACAGTGTTTTTAACTTTGGCAGTTGTTCTTGAACAATTCGAATGATTCCAGCCAAACCGTCTTTTTCAAAAGCCTTAGTTAACATGCCGATTGTCGGCCCAAGTTTTGTTGTTATGAAATCTGTAAATTTCATAAAAATAGGTAGCAACTTGCCACCAATAGTGGTCACAAGGTTGTCTAATTGCGCTTTGAAAATGCGTTGTTTGTTTGCTAATCCATCGCTAGTTCTTGCAAAATCGCCTTGGGCGTCAGCGGTTTGTTTATAGATAACGGCTTCAGCGGCCAGAATTTTTTGCCGGTCATTTAACGGGCCGATACCGTTATAAATACCTTGTGCGGCCGCTTCGGCTTTTAGGGCGGCGTCGTTAAGCATGACACCGTATTTGCGCAACGGTTCCGATTCGCCTCGAAGTGCTGAACCTATGGCTTGTATTGCTTCTTCGGGACTGGTGTTATTAAACGACGCCAAATCTGACGCCAGCGTCGTAAATTCCATTGAAAATTCGGCGGCGTAATCACCTGATAAACCAGCGGCTTTAGCAAACGTACCAAAAGTACCTACAGCGTCCATTACAGACTGCTTTGACTGACCTAAAGCCACGTCAGCACGGTCGGCGAACTGTTGAATATATTTGGCGCTATCTTCACCAAAAATAACATTGACTTTGCTTTGGGCTTCGGCTAAGTCACTGGCGGCAGTAATTGCTTTGTATGCGCCAGCGGCGGCGGCGGTACCAATAGCGGCTACTGCTAAAGCGGCTGTTTTGGCTATGTTGCCAACTTTTGTACCGAAAGCCTCAAAAGAAGAAGTGGCGTCGCTGACACCTTTGTTGTCGTAATCGCTAAAAATCGGAATTTTGATAGCCATTAGCGGTCAACTTCTTTTTGTATAACCTTTTCGGTTTCTTTAACTAAGTCTTTAATTCCGTCTTGTGTGTCTCTAAGTTTTTGTTCAGCAACAGGCCACATAACACGGCTGGCGTCTTTGCCAAACTTTGAACTAAAAGCACTACCTAAACCGTTTAAATTCTTTTTGCCTGCCATATCAAAAATGGCGGCCGCAGGGTTTGCTTGCATAACATAAAAAGCGTTGCGGTCACGGTAACTGGTATTTATCTTTACCTTGACACCGTTCTGGGCTTTAGCAGCTGTCAATGGAAATAGTTTTCTGCCGCTTTCTGAACTGGTTTTGCCGACAGTCCACGACCGTTTTGTGCCGGACGGAAAACGATTGTCTGAGTATTCGGCTTTCATGGCGTCGGTCATTGGCGCCGCAATAGCCTTTACTTTAAGGTTGAACTCTTTGCGTAGTTCTGGGTCAATTCGACGCAACGCCTTAATGGTGTCTTTTACACCTTCTATTTCGGGCGTTCTTGCCATGACCAACCTTTATTTTCGTGACTCGTTAATAACTTTAATGACTGTTGCCAGGTCATTGTTATCAAACTCTACTTCAGGTGGCCAGTACCCTGTCGCCGCTAAAACTTGCGCTAGTGCGTGTCGGTAGGTACTGGCAAAGTAGGGCGGTCGGGTTCATCGTTAACAACCTCAAGCACCACCAGTTTCTTTATGAAGTCGTCCAAAACGATTGGCACAATCACGTTGTGTTGCTGACATGCCTGGTGTGCAAGATACGCCAAATCTTCAATGCCGATACCGTTGCCCATATCGCTGGCTTTGCGTTTGTATT